AATAATCTGCTGTGGTGAGTTCTGGGAACATCTTCTTGATAGTACCCATTGGATTAGTACCCCAACCCAAGGTTAGAACACCTACAAGAATATCGTCCTGATAAGCACCTAACCAGTGTTTGGTTAGTTTCGGCATCACAGGACTATAGTGTCTTTCTTGTACAAAAAGAGTTGCGACTCTATAGTCAACAACTTTCATCACAATCATTTAATTACCATATTCGGCCGATTCTTGATACCAACTATCAATCATAGAACGTATTACCATTGCACAATACGCTTCAATATAGTCAGCAGTTTCCATGAAGTGTTCAAGTTCCTGTATCTGTCCCTTAGTAAATTCAGCAGTGTCCCGTGTAGTAATACCAAAATGTTGTTGGATGTCATGGAGTACCCACTCATATGCTTGTGATTCAAATTCATCACATAGTTTACCGACTTTGTTAATTTTAAATTCACTCATACCTATCTCCTTTTACCCGTCATAGGGTCGTTTGACTCTTGTTTTGATAGGACTTGCATCCCACCCTTGTTGTACGCCTGGCCAATGACTAAGTTACCATTGTACCTTGGTTGTTCTTTCTTAAACGCATTACCAATACCATCACCAGCTGATGGAATTCTAGGTGATACAGGAGTTCGTGTGACTTGTCCTAGTGTCTTGTTACTAGAACTTTTCACTTGTTTGACTTTGACTCGCCCCTGTAGGTAGTCGATGTATTCTTCCAGTGTAATAACTGGGGAATGTGACATCTTCAACCATTTGTTATGTTCACGCCATCGAAGTTTATACTTCTCTGGATTGACTTTCTTCGTCTTCTTGCGTCCTGTCTTCACGTTGTTGAAGTACACTGGCATTATGTGCATACCGCTCATTATATATTGCCTCTAGTAAAACTTCTGTGGATAGATTATCTATGGACTCTCCATACTTCTCTGCACAGTCATTAATGTTCATAAGTCGTTATACTCTTTATAACGCATTTCTTCTGGTGATGACATTTCATCCAACAGAATTGCACTTTCAATTCTTGCATCATATTGTTTCTTATTGGTGGCGATAGTTTCAAACACTGTACCCCAATAGTTTAGGGCCCACTTGGAAAGATTCTCTTGTTGAAGAATTGCAAACACATTAGACTTACGTTCTAACTGTGTCATCTCATCGTAAGGTACTGTTTGATATCTCATTACGCCGCCATACTATCGTTGAATATCTTAGTTGCAAGTTCAACAGAAACACGCTCAAACCCACCAATGTGCCACTTATACTTCTCTGTTGGTATACCTTCAGTCTTCCAGTTATATATTGTAAATACTTCGTTGCAGATTTCTGAGTTATCCCACTGATCTACAACTACAACATCAACAGACCACTCAGCGTTAACCTTCTCATAAGGGTCGGCCTCGGTGTATGTTGGTTTACCAAACACTTCACACAGTTCTGAGTAAGTTGCAGTCAACTCACCTTGATGACAAGTGCCATTTATATCTACACTATCATCTGCATACCAATTAACAACAGTAATTTCATCGGTCATATTTTACTCCTAAATAAATTCCTAAACCCATTAACGACATCCCACATACAGTATACACTAACATGTCTACTAATGTCAAGGAGTTTTCCATACATTTTCCATCACAGTCGTTACCAGCAACACCCATGATAACCAAGAAACCCAAAATCGCCAATGTCCAACTCAAAACCTTTATCATATTAACTCCAATCTCCATAACCTTCACGGCCGGCTGCAAGACGTTTGTCACACATACTTTCCATCTCACTCATCTGTTCTAGATAGTCATCTTCTTTCATAATACGGATACTACGAGTGTTGTCCATCTCAAGTGCTAACTGCATCTCAGCAGCGTTACCGAAGTCTATCTCGGTACTGATTACTTTACCCTTTTCAATTACTACCCACATAATATAATCCTTCTTTAAAATTTGATTTCTGCGGCAAACAACTTACCAAAATTCTCATAAACAACATTGTAAGCATTCGCTTCATAACACCACCTACTAAAGAATTCATCATCATCTGCATCAGGCTGGGCAATATGATCTTCCCAAATGACATCAAACGCTTTCATGCCCGCAAGTAATCCACCTCCACCCAATCGTGTCATCATGTTAATTGCGTCATCTTTAGTCGGTACATCTTCATAAAAACTGGGAATCATAAACATAATCTTTTCTCTCTTCGTTTCACTATCTTATGTAACCATTATACCCTGTTTTCATAACAAAGTCAACTAAAATACCAATCTTTCTTAGAACTCTTTGGTATAAGGATATAACCGCATTCGTGTTTCTTTGGCGTGTTTAATGGCGCGGTGGATTTCATCAAACAAGTATTCCTCTAAGTCATCCTCATTCGCCTGATATCGAATACCAATACCACCAGCAGCAATCCACTGTTTGATGTTAGATGGTTTATCATCTATTAAGATGTTTGGAGTTCCGTCTATAGAATCGACTGCATAGTGTTCTTTCTGGCCAGTGAATATTAACTTATCCACCTCTGGTAAGAATCCATTCCGTTCCAACCATACACGTTTCCAGTATGCAGAGTTGTCACGATCACCCCGTAGAGGTGAAGAACAAATACCCCAATCACCGAAGTCTTTTGCAAACTCCACTAACTGTACAGACGTTTCGAAAACATCTAACCTGTTAAAGAAGTCAGAACCACCTAATGCAGCGATTGATTTCTCCTTTTCTGGTATCTTTTTCCAGTGGTCAACACCATAATACAGTGCCAAACCTTTAAAGAAGTCCGCTAGGACTCCATCCATATCTAAATATAATGTCATATGCATTCAACCCGTGGCATTGCTTGCCCGTTGCTCCCGTAAATTATAGTTGTCCAACATCGTTGGCGCCCACTAATACCCTGTAAACCAACAGAACCCGTGTCTACATGAAGATATTGATTTGTTATAGTTGATGGTAGTGCCGATTGCACAACCTTGTGTTCTAACTCGCCTGCACCAGACATTGATGTTATTGCAAGTATTAATAATAATTCGTTCATTTGTTTTCCTTTAACAGTGATAGTTTGATTTGACTTCACATTCTTCAGGCAAATACCCTTTGAGCTTGTCTACTGAGAGTAACATAAGTAGACCTTTGACGGATTGGTTGGCACCATTGGAGAGATCCACTTTTATCTCTGCTAGGACTGCATCAACCACTCGTTTCTTCTCTTCCGCATACTGCTCTACAGTGTTCAAAATAGTTCCCTTGTGTTATCTTCTTGAATAAAAATCTTACCTGATTTGCTTTTCACCCATTGGCGGTATGATTGTACTGAATCCTTACTATATGATTCGGTATACCCCTCAATCGTAACTTCCCCTAGTTCAATTCTATCAAGCACCATTTCCATTGCCTGAATGATCCATCCCTGTTTCTTTTCCAAAGCAGAATGATACTGCTGAGTTAAAGTTGACAGTTCTTTTCGTGTTATTGACTTCACCATATGCATCTCTTTTTCTTCATTAAACCACATAATATACTCTCTTCTTTATTCTATGTAACCATTATACCACTGTTACCATAACAAGTCAAGGGTTTTATTAGAACATTTTGTTCTATGCATATAACTAAACTTCACCAATATGTTTTTTGAAAAATAATTTAATTTTTTTATCCATTTCAAAAACTTTGTAAGCAACATGGCCATAAGACAAGTCAAACTTATTTGCAATTTCTTTATAGCTCATACCATCATAAGCATAGTCAGACCACATATAAAGATTTCTTATTAATATTTCATTCATTGACATTCCATCACTTGTTCTAGTTGAGCTCAAGAATGGTCTCAACTGACCGTTGCTGCCAGCAGTAGTCTTACGAAGTTCTTTTGAAGTTTCCCAATTTATAAACTTAGTTAAAAGATCCTTTGCAATCACATCGTTTTCCATATTTCTATCTCTTTCTTTATTCTATAACTAATTATACCACTGTTACCATAACAAGTCAAGTGTTTTGTCAAAAAAAGATTAAAAAAAAGTCCTTGCAGAACAAGGACTTGAATATTATTTCAAATATTTTATTATTATTATCTTTTTTTCTTATCTAACTCTTGCTCAATCCATCGTTTTGCAATATTGTTAGTTACCTTTGTTTTGACCATCTTGTTTATCCGTTTCCAGACTTTAACAAAAACGTCTTCTCCAGCCTCATTGTTATCCACAATGATAAAGTTCCTTGAACCAAATAGACTTTGAAACTGTCCAATATTACTTTGTACTTCCTTCCACATTACGGCAACTTGTTTCTCTGGTAGTGTGCGTTTACGCATCAGATTGCGTTCTTGTGCTGTATCCAAAGAGGTGTTGACAAAAATCATAGAACACTCATACCCAAGTCCCGTCAATGACTGCATCTGTTTTGCAATCTTGGCGTAGTCCTTACCTGTTCCATCAATGATGACACCCAACCGACCTGTTAAGAATCCACCTTGTTTTACCTTAGTGACTTTCTTCGCCTTTAGACGAATATCTTGCCCTTCATCAGAGAATATATCTTCTGGTGTGGGTTCTAGTCCAGCATCCTTTAACATCTTTTCGTAGATGTCATCACTGTTTACGATTTTCATACCTAATCCACCAGTAGTCTTACGAACAACATAAGACTTACCGCTGCCTGGCCCACCTGCTAAAAAGATGGCCTTAAATATGTTAGGGTCATAAACCCCCTCCTGCATGTCTTGAAATGTTTTCATTTTTTTGTCCTAACAACTCTCGAATCTTGTTTGTGTATATTTCCTCATAGTATTTATCATCCTTTTTATCTTCAATTTCAACTCTGCGGTTCAACCTCTGTTGGAAGTTCATCTTCTTAAGCCGGTTTTTGAGTTTGGTGGTCATATATTACCTCTGATTAAATGTGAATGGTTAACATAACAAATTAGGTTGCCTTTGGTCCTCCTTTAGTAATTTGATGGGGTAGTATCTTCACTACCCATCGGGATTAATTTATCTACGGGGGATACTTCTTTTGCATCAACTAAAGTAACACCATTTTTAGGATATTGTGAAGAAACTGTGTCACGCACGACTTGCATATGCATGGTGTGTAGCGCCTGACCATCCATTGCTGTGAATGAGTGTCTAAGTTGAGTAATAAGATATCTACCTCCATAGTACGGGTCTTTATCATTTGGGTCGGTGACATAATGAGCCTTATTCTTTATGTTTAAACCAATCAAATCTCCAACAGAAATGTTAGTTTGTCCATATACTACTATGTTCATAGTTATTGCAGCTCTCATTGCAGAGAACCTACCTTTTCTACGTTGTAACCAACTGTCTGTACCTGAGTAATCAAATTGTCCAGAGTGACGTACTGATAACAACCCATTAGGTTGATTCCTATCCACTGCTTGCATATAGACTGTTGATTGATCGTAGTCTGCAAGTGATTTACCAAAATCGTCTTTACTTTCAGATGCCAGTGGTTTGTTGTCAGTTACATACTTGGCATGTTCATCTACATGTATATCTTGTTTCTCACCATTTTCAAAACTGTCAAAATAGTTGTAGTTAAAGTTCTCTACAGTTTTATTAACTAAGTCAATCATCAAAAGATTAGATGCATA